CTCTTACACATCTGATATGCTGACATAGCATCGAGTTCACCTTCAGTTATAGTTATAATCTTACCTGAGCCAGCATTCCAAAGGTTCATTCCGAACAACTCGTCTGTCTTTAAGTTATTAGCTCTGAATGATTTAGGGAAGAACCTTGTCTTTATACCGCCCGATGGATAGATGTATTCTTGTTTTATCTCTTTACCTTCTGAGTCTAAGTAGGTCTTGACACCAAAGAACTCCATTGCTTCCTTGCTTATGCTTCGGACACTACGATAGACAGGTGTTAACACCTCAACTGATACAGGTTTTACTTTTTGTTCTAGCACTTCCCACCCATCCTTTTCTTCATCCTTGAATCTATACTTTCGGTCACACGAATGACACTTACCTGCCATACTCTCAGTGTTATAGCTGAACGCATCTGAACTATCACAGTCATCGAAGGGACAAGGCTGATGAGATATCCACGGCATTTTATGTTTGTTCCTCTAAAAAATTGTCCCAGTAAATCTCTGTCATCGTTTGAAGGATATCTAAGTATTGAACTTTTGTCAAATGACAAGGATCAATGCGCTGATCAGCACTATTATACAAGTCAACTATTCGTATAAGTGGATCTCTTATAATATTATATTCGTCTGGCATCTCATCGAAACCTTTGACAAATTCATAGTCTCCTTCGTGCATTAACTCACCGCAGCAGTAGTATTCTTCTTCTGCTACTTCGTGAAATAATTCGTAATCATATTCCATTATTTTTCCTCTTGACAAGATAACTTTTACTTATATAATAGGGTTGTCCTTTAGGACAAGGTTTATTAGTAGTTACTATCGGACAACTCCTTCTTATCATATACAATAAGAAACTTCTCTAGCTCTCTTATGTTCTCATCTAACTCATCCATCCAGTCAGCATCCTCTACAGTTGAGGACACCTCAAATCTTCTTTTATTTGTTGTCATTAGTTATCCTTCCTTTCAAAATGGTGGTTCTTCATTGGGCACAGAAGGCAACCAAGCTTCATGTCGTACCCTCTGAAAGTTTGACTTAGTTTTTATCTCGTGTCCGAACATTTGGATTAGAAATACTTTTAAGTTGTCTGACCAGATCATTATATTTATCCTTTTAATAACCTTAGTCTTCTTTCAGCATCAAGTAAAGACTGTACAATTATCTCAACCCCTGGATTTTTATTATCTAAATCCTTTAAGACTTTGATTTCTTGTTGAACGTTCTCTATCTCACCTGTCATACTCATGTTGCTGACCTGTTCCTTTGGTTGCAGCCATTCTTTCATTGCCCACTTAGCCATTCGTTTTCCTTTCTATAATTAATTCGTTATGTTCTTTTGATGTCACTTGATTTAAATTGTTTAGTTTTTCTGACAAACTATCTGTTAAATCGAAGGTTACAATTGTTTGACCTGAGTTTCCTTGGACATGTGGTAAGTAATCTACTGGACAAGTCTTTAACCATTTAATGAATAGCTCATGCTTCGTCATTAGTTCCACCATAGCTGACTAAACTATCATAAGTTTGAACGATTGAATTACTGCAATCAGGTTTTAATTTATAAAGGATATACTCCAGCTCATTCTTGTTTAAACCTAAGAATTTACCTATAGATTTGTTTGTTGTCTCTCCACTGAAAGCTAAGAAATGAGCTTGCTCAATTAAAGTTTTAGAATATTTAGTGTTCATTTTGTTTTTCCTTTGTGATTTTACTTTTTACTTTAAGACCTGAAGCATAAACCTCCAACTCTTTTAAATTTAATGACTTGTAATAACACACAAGTTGACCCACGTCATCAAAAAACTCTAGTCTATACATTTTGTTTTCCTTTTCTTATATGTGTTTTAAAATATGTGCGATTACATCAACTGTAAACCCATTACCTAACATTTTATAACGTTGTGTGTTGCTTACGTGATTGGTATAGTTGTCAGGTACTGTCTGTAGTCTCTCGCATTCTAAAGGCGTGAGCTTCCTCCAGTGTAGCTTATCTACACTATCCCATTCATGTCTATCATAGCTACCTCTACCGCCTGATCTGACAGTCTTAGACTTTTCTCTGATAGGTGATGTCATTACTTTAGGTTCTCTGTGACCACCACCCATAGTTGTAAGTGTAGGTGCTTTACCTTCTGGGCTATAGACTCTTTTGATTATGTCAAAACCTTTTATATCTGCTTCACCTACTTGAATACATCTATTAAATACTAATTGTCTTCTGTGTTTTTCAAAGTAACTCTTAAGATTACCACCCTTAAAGTAACTAGCATCAAGACAATGTGACTTACCTCTGTCTGTTACACCATCTTCAAGTATATCAGCTAAAACAATATCTTTATCCTTTGGTTGATTTACATTTAAAATATTAGTCCAATAAAACCTCTTCCTATTTTGTGCTGACACCAAGGAACTATTGATTAAATACTTTTGAACTGTACCTAAAGCTTTCTCTGTGTGATAGGTTATATACTCTTCGAAATCCTTTTTCATCTTTACGTTTTCCATAAGATAATTAGCTTTTGGATTGTTCTTTAAAACATGCTTTATGATATCTAAAGTTGTCCAGAATAGCTGACCTCTTTTGTCCTTATCACCTAAGCCTTGACCCGCAAGACTCCACGATTGACAAGGAAAGCCAGCTACAACTAAGTCAATTGTTGACCAGTCAATATCCCAAGTTCTCCACTCAGTGACATCGCCTAATTGATTGATGCTTGGGTAGTTCGCTTGAGATACTTTGATAGCATACTTGTCCACCTCACTTGCGTAATAGCTATCTAATTTTATATCTAATTTATCTAGTGCAATTCTAGTGCATGACATACCATCAAATAAACTTAATACTTTCATTTTTATTTTCCCTTTCTATTGACAAGATCTACAACAACTCTAAAATTATTAGTTTTTAATTGTTCTTTATAGTCAGAATTAGTCACTGTGAACCTTTCAGATAAAGGACTATTACATCCTAAAATATGATCTGTATTTTCACGCCTAGTTTTTAAATCACTGCTATCTATCCAGATAGTATAATCATTGTATTGATAGCTTGGTAATGCATCATTGTTATAACTTGTACACTCCCAATTTTTTGGAATGTCTAAGTCATCTATATATGTTGACCAATTCATTTTATTTTCCTTTTCTTTGTTTAATATTTTTTCACCATTTCAACAATAGTGTCAACACCATTGCCAATGGTATAACACAAACGGCAATCCTTACATTTTTGACCCGTACAATTCTGTTTTTCTTTGTGTTCATGTTCTAAAACATTATTAAAAGTTCTATCGAAATACTTAGGTGGCTTAGACATGATTGTTGATATCTTAGGGTTCGAGTAAACCAATATAAAGTTACTCGGTTTTTCTCTTGTCTTAAAATATTTAACAACTAAATCATTTCTTTTTGTCCATAATGCAAAACTACAGTGTGGATTTTTCTTTGATATCCTTACTAAGTTCTCTAAGTGTGTAAGGTTTATCAATTCGCCGTGGGCATTAAACCTAAAGAATGCATCCAGTATGGTTGGCAATAAGTCATAGTCTAAAACTTTATTTGCTAACCTTTCACTATTCCTTTGCAAGGCGGGTTGCATGTTCTTGCGGTAGGATTTGAGCATTGTGTGACTATAACACTTAGTACAAATGTTATCATCTCTTGTTGATGCATTTTGTTTTATGCAATAGGGATTTGTTGTTGTGTTTGTGGATATAGCTTTAAACCCATCAAGCTTACCCGTCATTTTACTTATGTGAACTAGTGGAAAATTCATTGGTCTTCCCCCCAAAAGCTTGCCCATTCCTTAGACGTTATACCCGTTCTAATAAATGAACTATCATTTGAATTTAAGTGTGACATAGAATACTGAATAGGCCTACCATTTAGCCAGTCAAGATATTGCTTATTAGTTATGGGTATTTCTCTAGTGTGAGTATCACCAGTCATATCTGATATTTTTGTTATTAGCATTTTGTATTTCCCTTTGTGTTTGTTCT